ATCTTTGAAATACAGGAGACCAAGCGGCACAGTTACAACATTGGCGGGACCATAAAAATGTATGACAACATAGTATTAAAAACAAGACCAAAAAATTATTTTCCAATGTCTAGTTCAACAGTGTATGACAAGCTTGGCGGTTATGATAATTACAATGTTTATACAGGTGGAACCGATCCAAGTAAGTCTGCATCTACAGTAGTACCAAAAACTGGATATGTTTTTCCTATTATTACAAATTCTGGATCAGCAGCAGCAGCATTAAAAGTTAAAAAAGGTGATTTTTACAATTTTACTACTACGCAAGACAGAGGTCAGGACGCAACTTATGCTTGGAACTTTGACATAAATAACTATAAAAAAAGTTTTTCTATTAATTTTTGGATTAACTTTAATAATCAAATTAATGGTCAGAAAAATATTACTGCTACTAATAAAATTTTAATTTATCAAATTTATCAAAAAACATCAGTAGCTACAGGCTTTAGCAGCAACGAATCTTTGCTACAGATATACTTTGACTATAATACAAGTACATTTAGACTTAAATTTCCAGATTCAGATTCAAAAAATACAGAAGCTTATTGCAAGGTAGATAAAATAGATCAAAGTTTTCAAATTACAGCAACATATGCTGCTGGTCAAATTATTCTTAAAGTAAACGATGAAGTTGGAACAGGCTTTGTTACACAAAATTCAAAGATATTCTTATCTGACATGAGTCAGAATGTAGGCATGGAAGGTAATGTTGTATTTAATTTTACTGGTGAAAGCCTTGGAGATTCTTCAACACCCGAATATATGCAAAACTATTTAGTAAGCAGTTTGGCTTATTACCAAAGAGATTTGTCGGACATAGACCTGCAAACTTTAAGATCTTTTGCTTATCAAGATGGATTTCCAGTGTCACAATCTATTGGAGGGGACAACTCTTATTTTGATTTTAGAGATATTGGAAATTTTGATGAATTTTCTTCAAATGGCTTTGTATCACTTGAATCAAACCTTACTGGCAAGTATGGTGATTATGAAAAAATTTATGGCTCCAAATTTAAAATAAGTGATTTAGATAATTTACAATCTACTCAGCTTGGAGTGATACCAATAAAATATAACAAATTGCTTTGGTTAAAAAATTCTACAACATCATCAGCAGTTGTTAATTCATCAAAAGGAGTAAAAATATATGGGAATGGGTATTTAATTTTTGATCAACCTGATTACTTTGATTTTTCATCAAAAGCAACTGTAACATGCTCAGTTAATGATTTACAGCTTGCAGTTACGGCATCAAACAATAATATTTGGCTTGTAGAATGTGGGGACAAGTATGTAGGTTTAACTGTTAAAAGGAATAATTCTTCTTCTTCCAGCCCATCCTATTCTTATATTGTTAGAGAACTTAATGCAGCTACTGGTTTACAAAATACAGTTTTAATTCAACAAGATTTTAATCTTGATACAACTTGGAATGACAACATTGCAGTTGCTTTTACTAACGATAGAATATTGTTAAAATCAAATTTAGGTGGAACTTCATCTGTAACTATTACAAGTCCATACTCATCAGATTCATCAGATTTTTTTTATATTGGAAATAATCCAAAAGATGCCAAAGACAATCCAATTTTTATAAAAAATGTAGGAATTGTAAATAAGTATATTTCTGATTTCTCATCTTTTGATTTTGCAAATCCGTCTACAATTATGTTTAGGCTAACATCTTTTGCAAATACATCTTCAAATAGCTTTATTGCTTCACAATTCGGTACATGGAATTATACGATTCCAACAGCAACTTATCCAACATGTACTGTAGTTGGAACACAATTTAACTGGAACTTAGACAATTGCAAGGTCAGCATATCTTCTGATGGAGGATTGACCTATAATAAGATTACTCCATATCAACCAGTTACCAGCCTTGATTTAAATTCAATTATGCCAAATTTAAAAGTTAAAATGGAATTGCAAACTGAAAATGACTATGATGATTACCTTAATCTTAAATTATCTCAGTTTGAGTATTTAATTTATACAAATCAAAATATTTATTCTAATGGAACATCATTTTATCTTTCCAATAATAACACTAGTAAGTCAAACTATACCCTATCTTCACAAAATAGCATCCTAAGTCGTCACAAAAATTTTGGAATTAAATTTACGGGGGATTCTAGTAAAAGTCCTGGAAGTGCTTCTATTGTTAATGGTGCTTCCACAACATTCCAAACAATTGATTTTTGGTATAGACCAGATGGAATAAACACAGCATACAGAACAAATCTTGTTACAAATCCAGCATTTGAATCTGGATCTACTGCGTGGAATTCAAATCAAGGATCTTCAATTTCACTAAATACATCAAGTGGTCTTTTTGGAAGCAATTGTTTAGAAGTTACGCAGTCAGCATCGGTGTTTTCTGGAACAGTAATGGATAACATAGCAGTAAATCCTTCAACAACGTACACATTTTCTTACTATGTAAAAACTGGAAGTGGAACCACAAATATTAATTTGGGCGGAGTAGTGTTTTTTAGAGATAGTTCTTATGCAATTAATCCAACTTGGTTTTATACAAGTAATGTTAATTACACTAATTCTCAGGGGTGGGTAAGAGCTTCACGAACATTTACTACAGCTTCGGATACTAGATATATACAGTTATTTATTTGCCCAACAGACAATGGTGTACCTGGACAAAAATTCTTAATTGATGGAGTCATGCTTGAACAATCAAGTTCTGTAAGTACCTATTTTGACGGAACTTATACTGGAAATCTTATTACAAACCCATCATTTGAAAGCGGAAGTTCTGGTTGGACAAATAACACATCTAATGTGTCGGCTAGTATTCAAACTTCATCAGCATACTCTTTGTTTGGCGCAAATAGTTTAAATATTTCTATTGGGTCATCATCAACATCTTCTACATGTTATTCTTTTGCACAAACTAATATAGGAAGTGGTTCTGGAATATATACTTTTAGTGCTTATGTTTATTCGCCAACATCAACAAATATTAGAATTATTTTTAGAGATAACAACGGTGCTTCATATGATCAAGGAAGTATTTACACTATTCCTGCTGCAACATGGACAAGAGTATCTAGGACTGTAAGTCAAGCATATGCTAGTGCTAAATGGGATATCGGATTTGAAATTAATCAAGTGGTATTAAATTCAAACTTATATATAGATGGAGTTATGGTAGAGCCTTCATCATCAATTAATGATTATATAGATTCTAGTATGACTGCTTGGAATGGTACAGCTAACTTATCTTCTTCAAGATTAGGAAATTCTTATATTGTTGGTAACACAAGTAGTTCTTTACCAAGCCCGTCAATATGGCTTAATGCGTCATCTAGATTTCAATCATTAGGCGGGTCGTTATATATAAATGGCGCATCAGTAGCAGATAATACATATACAGCATCCGCAAATGAATTTTATCATATTGTTCTTGCATTATCAGCATCAAATAATTCTAGCTTATATTTAAATGGGACAAATTCAATAATTCCGTCAGTTAGTAGTTGTGCTACTTATGGACATTTAACATTTTGGAAAGATAAACTTACACCTTCACAAATTTTAACTAGGTATCAAAGTTATTATTATTCAAATACCGCACAGGTAATTGATGATGGAAATAGTAAATTTTTCTCTGCCAGTAATACAGATTTGTTCAAACTTTATCGTTTAAATACTTAAATGGTAGTAATATGTTCAAAAATTTCGTTTTCATAAACAAAAATGGTAAAATTAGTTCATGAGTAAAATGAAAGTACAACAAGTAGAAGAAGTCAGTTATGGTCTATATCTTTGGCAAATGCCAAATGGATCAGTAGTCACTGATGAAGATGGTAACTACCTTAATGTTGCTGCCATGAAGGGTGATGTTAGAAAAATTAATGCTTTGAGACAAGCAGCAAAGTCATATGGTTTAGAAGAAGGTCAGCCTGTATGGTTTTCTGGACACCGACAAATTACAGATGATGAATACAACGATCAAAAAGAAAGACTTGAGTGGGGACTTATTCCAGATGAATTAGATGTTCCCGCTATCAAAGAAGATTTAAAAGAAAAAAGAAAGATGGGTATAATCTAGATGTCCGATTTGATGGATGACGATAGCTCACAAATGATCAGAATTGTTTCTGACAGAGATAGAGTTCGTAAAGAAGCAGAATTTGAGTATGATGACCCATTTGAAAAAGGCTGGAATGACCTAAAAAAAATTGATGGTCTTAATGAAAACTTTAAGCGTAGAGCAAATAGATTAGAAAAATCATTTACTGGTGTAGATGATGCAAAGTCTAAGAAGTTAGATCCGCTTGACCTAACTGGATATTCATTGTTCATGATTGTTCAGCCCCCATACAATGTTATGTACTTATCACAACTATTTGATCTTTCACCATTTCACCATGCAGCAGTTGAAGCTAAAGTAGCCAATGTTATTGGATTGGGTTATGAGTTTGTAGAAACTCCCAAAACGCTTTCAAAAGTTGAAGATGTTTTAGATAATCCCGCAAAACTTGACAAATTGCGTAGAAATATTACTCGTGGAAAAGCAGATTTAAAAGAATACATGGAGAGTATGAACTCAGATGATGGCTTTCTAGAAACTCTTAAAAAAGCATATACAGATTTAGAAGTTACGGGAAATGGCTATATTGAAATAGGTAGAACGTCAAGTGGAAAAATTGGCTTTATTGGTCATATTCCTGCTATAACTATGCGTATCCGCCGTCATAGAGATGGTTTTGTTCAAGTTGTTTATAACAGATATACTTTCTTCAGAAATTATGGAGATACTTTTACAGAAGATCAAATTGGTACAGACCCACGACCTAATGAAGTAATTCATTTAAAAAAATATACTCCAACAAACACATACTATGGTCTTCCAGATGTAATTTCTGCAAAAAATGCTATTGCTGGTGACGAATTTGCACAGCGTTATAACTTAGATTACTTTGAGAATAAGGCTGTTCCAAGATATATTATTACTGTAAAGGGAGCAAAGCTTAGTGCTGACTCAGAAAGAAAACTTTTAGAGTTTTTCCAGACTGGATTGCGTGGACGAAATCATAGAACACTATATATTCCACTACCTTCTGACGGAGAGCAAGCTCGTGTAGAGTTTGATATGAAAGCAATTGAAGCAGGAATTCAAGACTCTTCATTTAAAGAATATGCAGTAGAGTCTCGTGACCGTATTCTTCTTGCACATCGTGTTCCTATTTCAAAGATTGGAACTCCACAAGGAATGTCTTTGGCGGGGGCAAGAGATGCTGATAAAACATTCAAGGAACAGGTATGTAGACCAGCTCAAGAATATATTGAACAAAAGCTTAAGAAAGTAATTTCTGAGATTACAGATGCCTTTTATTTATCATTTAATGAACTTACACTTACAGATGAAGAAACACAAGCAAGAATTGATGATGTTTATCTCAAAGGTCAGGTTATTGTCCCTAATGATGTTAGATTACGCAAGGGTCTGCCACCAACAAAAGATGGAGACAAACCATTAGTAATTGGTGGAAAAGATGCAGCAGAACAAAAAGCCCAAGAAAATGGCACTAGGGACAGAGATCAAAAAAGAAAAATTAATGCACCAGATACTCAGGGAGAAGCAAGAAACCCACAGGGTGAGGGAAGAACCCAATCCTAAGAAAGGGATAATACCATAAATTTTGTATTATGCAAGAAGATTGGTATTATTTAAATAATATGAATATTGAAAAATCCATTTGGTCAAACGGAAGTCGTAAGATGAGTCTTGCTTTCCCAATTGCCAAAGTAGATAAAGAAAACAGAACTGTCTCTGGATTTGCAACCCTAGATAATCTAGATAAGCATGGAGACGTTATTACATCAGATGCAAGCAAGGCAGCATTTGAAAGATTTCGTGGAAATCTTAGAGAAATGCATCAGCCCATTGCTGTTGGTAAAGTTTTGTCATTTAACGAAGAAGATTTTTATGACGCAGAGTCTGGCAATAATCACAAAGGCGTTTTTGTAGAAGCTTATATTTCAAAGGGTGCTCAGGATACTTGGGAAAAAGTATTAGATGGTACTCTTACTGGTTTTTCTATTGGTGGAAATATTGTTGAAGCATCTATGGAAAAAGGTGATGAAGAAACAGACGAAGAGCGCAGAATTATTCAAGCCTACGACCTACAAGAATTAAGTCTTGTCGATAACCCCGCAAACCCCCTAGCCAATATTTTTTCTATTCAAAAAAGTGGAGACGAAGTTATTTTCAAGGGCATGGCAGCAGAACTTGAAACAGAAAATGTTTTCTGGTGTAAATCAGATCAAATTGCAACAGCACACGCAGGAAATTCAAAAAATTGTAGTGTGTGTGGAGATTCGATGCAAACAATCGGATGGGTTGAGAAATATGATACGGAGAAAAATTCTTCTATCAAAAAAGTAGTAGATTCATACTTTAAAAAAGATGATGCTCCAGGTCCAACACATGGTCCAAATGGAACTACAGATTCCCCATCTGCCCCCCTAAGTGTTACCTCTGAGGATACAATTAATTTGTTTCCAGATCAGGCGGGAAACAATATTGGCACTACAAAAGCCAAGAAAAAAAAGAAAAAGAATACAATCAGCAAAGGAGGTAGTATCGTGGCAGATTTAAGCCAAGAAGAACTAGAAGAATACGACCAAGCTGAAGAAATCAATGAAGTTGTTGAAGGTGTTGATGCAACAGATGTTGCTGCTGATATCGCAGAGGTTGAGGTCGATGAACTAGACTTTACTAAGATGGTAACTGACCTTAAAGACTTTGTTGGACAAAAGCTTGAGAAGAGTATTACAGAGACAAAAGATGATGCGGATAAAATTCGCAAAGCTTTTGAGGTAGAATCCTCAGAACTCTCTAAGAAATTTGATGCAGTTCTAGCTGAAAAGCAGGAAATGCAAAAATCAATTGATACTCTTACAGAACTCGTAGGTGAGTTGAAAAACACACTATCCGAGACAAATAACAGATTTGCTATGTACGAAAATGACACAGCAATTAAAAAGTCTGGCGATTTGGACAAACTAGACACAAAGATCGAAAAAAATACAAGTATATGGCAAGGACACTTCCTCGGAGTCCAAGACTTATAGTCCAAACAAAAAATAAAAATTCCTATTTGAAAGGTAGGTGAAAAAAAAATGAGTAACGAACTTTTACAAAAAGCAATCGCAGGGTCTACTAACTCTGGTGATGGTGCAAAGTCATCCCTAGCAGCCCAAGCAGATCTGCAAACTACAGGTGAAGATGGTGTAGTCACTAGAGGTGGTTCAGGTCTTCTCTATCCAGATCAGGCTAACCGATTCCTTGACTACATGTGGGATGCTACAATTTTAGCAAAGCAAGCTCGTACAATCCGTATGCGCTCAAATACAACCGAAATTGATCGTGTTGCAGTAGGTCAGAGAATTATGACTGTTGCATCTGAAACCAATCCAACTGATTACACAGGAGGTGGCGGTGGATTTGGTTCAAGCCCAGCTACATTCTCAAAGATCTCTCTTACAACTCGCAAATTGCGTCTTGATTGGGAAATCTCTGCGGAAGCACTTGAAGATAACATTGAAGGTCCAGATCTAGAAGATCACATTGCCCGCCTCATGGCTACCCAAGCGGGTAACGATGTTGAGGACGTATTGATCAATGGTGGAGCTGTAACTGCATATAACAGTGCATCAACTTCACCATTAATGAGTGCATTCAATGGATTCCGTAAACTTGCAACAAGCAATGCACACGTTGTCGATGCTAAGGGTTATGGTCTAGATAAGGCTACATTCAACGCTGCTATCAAGGCTTTGCCTCGTAAGTACAAGCAACGTCGTAACCAGCTTCGATTCTATGTTGGATCTAATCTGGCTCAGGATTACTTGTACAACTTGACAAACACAACTGGCAACTTCCTCCCATTTGATATCTCTTCAGGTATCATTCGTGGTGACGTAGCTGCTAATGATGGTGGTCCAGGTACTGTAACCCCATTTGCATTTGGAATCCCAGTCATCAACGTACCGTTGATGGATGAGACTCTTGCAGGTGACTACACCAGCCCATCTGGTCTTCACGGAGATCTACACTTGACGTTCCCACAGAACTTCATTATTGGTATCAAGCGTGATGTTGTTGTTTATCGTCTGTTCCAGCCAAAGAAGGATACAATTGAGTACACTCTCTTTATCCGTGTTGGTTGTGCAATTGAAAACTATGACGCACATGTTATTGTTAAGAATATCCAGGTTTCTGGAACAGCTACACCTTCTAACGTGAAGCTAGGCATTACTAACAAGTCTGGTACAACTAACCCAGACTTCTCAAGAGGCTCCCAGGTTAATTTCCAACCAGGTGCTCTTGTCAATGGCAGCGCAAATGTTGGTACATTCTAATATTATTAATATTAGGAATAAAGGGGAGCAGAAATGCTCCCCTTTACTCTTTTTTAAAATATTTGGTATAATAGAAACATAAAAGAAAGGAATCAAATGTCATTTGATACTCTAAAAATTAAAGAATTAAGAGAAATTGCAGAATCTTTTGCGGTAGATTTTCCAGCAAAAACTACAAAGCAGCAATTAATTCTTTTGCTAGAAGAAGAAGGTGTTACATATGACACCTATAAAAGATTTTTTGAAAGTGAAAAGGTTGAGGATGAAACAATTCCAAGATCGCAGCCTTCAAAGGGAATTGAAAATGAAGAAATTGTTTTAGTGAAGATGGACAGAAACAATATAAGCTATGATGTTATGGGATTTACATTCACCAGACAACATCCATTCACCCCAATGTCAATTTCACAAGCTCAAGAAATCTTTGATTTACATCAAGGTTTTAGATTAGCGACACCTAGGGAAGCCCAGGAATTCTACCGCTAATCTGTTGGAGGAACTGAATTGCAACAAATTCATAACGGAACACTACAGACGTTAACACTAGATATCTATAAGAATGGATATCTTTCTAATGCAGATGGTACTGTGTTTGTAACTATTACAGATGCAGATACCGCAGCATCAATCACATCGGGTTCAGCATTTAATGCCCCTCCAGATGGAAGATACACATTTGACTTACAACCAAATTTTACTAGTATAAATCGTGTTTTAAATGTGAGGTGGGATTATGTTATAAATGGAGCATCAACTCATCAAGTTCAGTATGCCAATGTTGTAACGCCATATGCACTAACTAGTGATATTGCAGATTACTATAAAATTGGTGCTAGACCTTCTGATTTAAATTATTATTCAGAGGGTGATATTATTTTGGCAGAACAAGTTGCAAGATTAATGATTAATAATTACACGGGTCAAGATTTTGGAACAAGATATGACGACCAGGAACAATTTGGTAATGGATCAGATGCATTAGAATTAACTGAAAGAATGTTAACTATTGATAAAGTTTATGAGAATGGTAATTTAGTAATTGATTACACTACAAATCCAGAATTTAATGTATTTGGATATGAAGTAGAATTAACTCAAACTGGAAAAGCAGTTAGGATTAAGTTAGATAATATATATGCAGATACTAGATATGATAATCAAGTTGACCCCACCATTTTATATTATGGTTCATTCAGAAATCATACAAGATATAAGGTTGTAGGAAAGTTTGGGTATAATTATGTTCCCCCAGATATTAAGCTATGTACCATGCTTTTATGTGGGGATCTGTTATCAAAAGATGCATCTTGGAGAACCAAGTATTTATCTAAGGTAAATCTAGCAGAAGTATCATTTGAGTTAGCAAAGGGTGCTTTTAATGGTACGGGAAATGTTATCGTAGATGGCATACTTGATTCATATCGTAATATAAATATGGTGTTGATTTAAATGCCTTTATTTCAACTTAATTCATATATAGCTACATTTATGACTATGACAGCAGATGTTTATGTTCAAAAAAATGTACAATCAGATAGTGGAGCAATGCTTCGTCAA